TCAGGCTTTCTTGATGAGGCGGACGATCCAGAGCAGAATGCACGCGCCGACGAAGGCTACGACGATGGAGCCAATCAGCCCGCTGCCCGCGCTAATCCCGACCATGCCGAAGAGCCATCCGCCAAGCATGGCGCCGATGATGCCTATGACGATATCCATCAGCACGCCGAAGCCGCCGCCCTTCATTACTTTTCCGGCGAGAAAACCGGCGATCAGGCCGACGATGCACCACCAGAGCAGATTCCCCATGGATTCCCCCTTTATCGCTTGAGAGTGCGCAGCTGTGCTTGGAGCCTGTTTGGAGCGAAGACTGCACTCCTTCTATAACAGTTGCCCGGGAACGTCAATCGTTCCCATGAGAAGTAGCACAGAGTTCAGTCTGTGGGGTTCCGCGGATGAGCCCAGGCGTTAAATCCGCGGATCCGGCCATGGGCAAGGTGAGCGCGCAAGGAGCGGCCTGGGAGCATTGATGGAAACCCACAGACTGAAGTCTGTGCTACTGAAAACCATGACCAATCAGACGAACAATTTGGACGACCTCGCGATCTTGAACGGCGAAAATGAGGCGCCGAACGACGGCAGCGTTGCGCCGCTTGATGGTTCTTCCGCCGGAGGCGGACTCACGACGAGCGGCGCACTGTCCGCGCAGGGCGCAAAACCTGCGCGCGCGCCGCTTGGGATTGACGGCAAGCAGCCCGCGGCTAACGCGCAGGAAGCGCTGGCGAAGCTTGCGCTGGGGCCGAACAACGAGAGGCTCGAGGAGCTGCGGCCGGACCTGGTGAATGCGGTGCGCGAGCTCGTCGTGCAGTATCGCGAGGAGGGAATCGTCGCGCGTCGGCACGAAATCCGGCGCATCCGGCAGGCGCGCCTGTTTTGGCAAGGCTTGCAATACGCGTGGTGGAATCCGCAGGACATGACCTGGCACCTGCCGTACGAATCGAAAATTTACGACGACAGCGCGGCGGCGGAAATGCCGCGCTACCAGTTCGTCACGAATCTGTATCAGGCGTTCGGGCTTTCGTTCATTTCCATTCTCAGCCAAGACGTTCCCGCGACTCGATTTTATCCCCAGTCGGCGCAGGCGATCGGAGACATCTCGGCGGCGCGCGCGGCTTCCGAGGTGTGCGACCTGGTCGAGCAGAATAATCGCGTGCAGCATTTGCTGACCGGCGTGGCGTTTTATTTGTGGACCGACGGAAAAATCGGCGGCTACGTGCGGTACGTGGCCGACGCGCAGCGGTTCGGTTCGCACGATGAGCCGGTGATTGAGGAACACTACGTGCCGCTAGGAGATGACGCGTATGTGTGTCCCGAGTGCGGCGCCGAGCAGGTAGTAGGTAGCAGAGAGCAGGGAACAGGGGAAAACTCGAACCCTAACACCGATAACCCAACGCCTTCCGGCGGACATTCCGACACCCTTCCACCTGCCACTAACAACCTGCTACCTGCAGTACTCTGCCGCAACTGCGGAGCTTCGCTTGGTCCTGAGCATTTCACTCCGGCGCCTCGCGTTGCGGTTCCGCTGATTACCGGTGTGCGGCGCGTCGCGAACGGGCAGGAAGTGATTTCCGTTGTCGGCGGGCTCGAGTTGAATACGCCGGTGTGGGCGAACGAGATGCACGAGTATCCGTATCTCCAGTGGTCGATGGAGGTGCACCGCGCGAAATTGAAGGCCAGCTATCCGCATGCGGCGGACAAAATTCAGATGGGCGGGCCGATCCAGTCCGACGACGTGTACGCGCGGGCGACGCGCGTGGCGATCGCGCAGGGACTGCCGACGACGCATCCTGGCGACGCGCTATTTAATTTGATTACGTTTTCGCGGACGTGGATTCGGCCGTGGTCGTTCTACGCGCTCGAGGACAAGAGCGTGCGCGACGCGCTGCTGGCGCTGTTTCCCGACGGCTGCTACGTCGCCTATGCCGGCGACACGTATTGCGAATCGCGCAACGAATCGATGGACGATCGCTGGCGCGTGATGCACGCGCTTCCGGGCGACGGGCAGAACCGGCCGTCGGTGGGCGATTCGCTGGTGCAGATTCAGGAACGCTACAACACGCTGTCCAACATTCAAGCGGAAACGTACGAGTACGGCATCCCGCCGATTTACGCCGATCCGCAGGTTTTGGATTTTGACGCGCTCGCGAATCAAACGGCCGAGCCCGCGGCGCACTATCCGGCGCGCGCGCGTCCGGGGCAGCCGCTGGCCGCGGGATTTTTTCAGCCCGCGCCGGCGCAAGTGCCGCCCGATCTAGTGCGGCACCAGCAGGAATTGATGGGTCCGGTCTCGCAATTTCTTACCGGACTTTTTCCCGCTGTGTTCGGCGGAGAAATGGAATCAGTAAAAACCGCTTCGGGCTACGCCATGGCGCGCGATCAGGCGCTCGGGCGACTGGGACTCGTGTGGCGGCGTCTGAAAACTTTTTATGCCGATGTGATGCTCTTGTCGGTGGACTGCTTCCGGAAAAATCGTCCTGAGGACGCGGAGATTCCGATTCTCGGGCCGGGCGGGGAATTCGAGTCGCGCTGGATTCGCCTTGCCGACTTGAAGGGCAACATTCAAGCGCATCCCGAAAGCGACGAAACATTTCCGCGCTTGAAATCGCAGCAGCGAGCCGTCGTGCAGCAATTGATGGCGTCGTCCGATCCGATGATCCAGCAGGCGCTCGCCGATCCTGCGAATATCGGATTCGTGAAAGGCGTGCTCGGTTTGTCGGACCTCGTCGTGCCGGGAGAGGATTCGCGCAACAAGCAGTTGCGCGAGATTGATTTGCTTTTAGTAGGACAGGCTTCAGCCTGTCGGGTTCCGAATGATGAAAGCGAATCGTCAGGATCTTCGGGGAGCAAGTCGAATCCATCGGCAGCAGCCCGGGAGCAACTAATGGAAACCCACAGACTGAAGTCTGTGCTACTTGAACCCAGCGTCCCGGTCGATTTGCTCTTCGACAATCACGCGGTCGAGCTCGAAGAGTGCCGGCGGTGGGCGAATTCGGACGCCGGGCAAATCGCGCGCGTCGAAAATCCCGCGGGCTTTGCGAACGTGCGCGCTCACGCCGAAGCGCACTTGCGGGCGATCGGATTGGCGTATGCCGCGCAAGGCGCGGCAATCGTCCCCAATTCAACAAATCCCCCGAAGAGCAACAAATGAAGCGGGCCGCCAATTAGCACAGGCTGGAAGCCTGCGCCACCAGGAATGCAATGTCACAACGAGGAGTGAAACGATGAGCAGTGGAGTGCAAGTGGATCTGGATTGGGCAGGGACGCAGGCGTCGCAGAGTGGCGCGCCTGTTTCTCCAGCAGGCGCGGCGAACACTGGCGCCGCTGGTGCGGCGTACCTAACCGACGAGGAAATTCTGGACATGGAGCCGATCGGCTCAAGCGTTGCAAGACCTAATTCTGTCATTCCGAGCGAAGCGAGGAATCTCTCTTCGATCGAGGATGGGAGCAACGAAAGTTCACAGAGAGATTCTTCGGGCAAAGACGGCCCTCAGAATGACAACCAGGATACTGCAGCGGGCCATGAGGCGAGCGCGCAGATGCCTTCGTGGATGGCGACGCTGGCGGCGGATCCGAAACATGGGGGCGAGGCGCAGCAGTTGTGGCGCGAGCATCAGGAATTTCGCGCTGCGTTTGCTTCTCCGGAGGAGGCGCGGGCGATCAAGGAATTGTTGCCTGGCGGCGTGCGCGATGTTTTGACGTTGCGCGAGGCGACGCAATCCGTGGACAGGATTGACGCGGCGATATTTTCGGGGGATGCGCGGGCGCAGTCGGAAGTTGTGGCGGAACTCGCGCGGGCGAATCCGGCGGCGTTTCGGTCGATGTTTGCCGAGGCGGCGAAGGTGCTGGCGGGGATGGGGCAGAAAGCGGAGGTTGGAGGCTCGAGGTTGGAGATTGGAAATCCCGATGCGTCGGCTGCGCGAGAATTGTCTGCGGGACAAGACGCCGATCAGGTGACACGGGGCACGGGCCACGAACCACGGGCCACGGCTCTTGAGCCGCCGCACTTCGACCCTAGCGCGTACGCCAACTTCGAGCGCGCCACGAACGACGCGGTGGCGCGGGACGTGCGCGGGTCGATCGGCGAGACGCTGGCGCGCGTGATGCCGGAGGGCGTGGCGGAGGGAGCGGCGCGGCGGATCGGCGAGGATATTTTTAACGAAGTGCATCGCGCGCTCGCGGCGGACCGCGCGCTTTCCGAGCAAGTTGCCGGGGTGTTGCGCGACCGGCGATTTGGCGGCGCGGAGCAGCAGCGCGTTGCGTCGCTGCTCGCGGGGCGCGCGAAGCAGCTGGTGCCCAGCGTGGCGCGCCGCGTGATCGGCGAATGGACCAGCACGGTGTTGAACACGGCGCGATCGAAGGCCGCGCGGCAGGCGGCCGCGGCGGCGCGCGTCGATATCGCCGCGCCCGGCGGATCGCTCGATTCCATGCCACTGAGACAAATGTCGCCGCGCGAAGTGAACTACGCGTCCATGAGCGATGAGGAGATATTGGGAATTTAGTGGAACAGGCTTCAGCCTGTGAGGGTTGGTTGCTAGGAACTCGCGCTTGGGCATAACAAAAACCCACAGGCTGGAAGCCTGCGCCACTTGGGGCGCTGCGGCAAATGTCGCCGCACACCAGTCATTAGTCACCAGACCCCAGTCATTAGTCACCAGACCCCAGTCACTAGCCACTTTCATTCAGGCCTAACACAGCACGACCATTCATTCCGCATTCATACCTTCATAGACACAAGGAGCCATCATGGCACAACAAAACAACGCACAAACCATCGCGTTGCAACTGGAGAAGGTGCGCGACAAAGTGCCCCTGCTCTACGAGCGCGACGATGTTCTGCTCAGCATGATCCAGCAACGCGGCGATATCGAAAAGGTCAGCTCGCGCAACATGCGCTTGCCGTTGCAATTGATTCCCGGCGGCAAGGCCGGCAGCTACAGCGCCGATGGCGGCGACCTGGGGCTCGGCTCGGGCACCACATACGACGTCGCGCAAGTCTCCCCGATTTTTTTCCGGTTCGCCGTGCAAATCACCAAGCTCGTCGAATACGCGTCCAACTCCCGGGAGAAGGCCATCGAAAATGCCGTGAAGCGGGAAATCGCCAGCGGCATGAAGCAATTCCGCTCGTTCCTCGACAAAGTGATCCAGACCGCCGGCAACGGCGTGCTGGGCACGATCAGCTCGATCGCCAGCAACACGTTCACGATGGCTGTGCCCACGGGCGCGGCGCTGGTGTACGTGGGGCAGACGATCCAGATTTACGATCCGACACTCACCACCAATCGCAACGTCGCGGCCAGCGTGGTTTCCAGCGTGACCGCAGCCGATCCGATTTCCTCGACGCAAACGATCACGGTGGACAACGTGCCGAGCGGCACGTCCGTCAACGACGTGATCGTGCATGACGGCCTCACCGGCTCTTCGCCGGTGTCGCTCTTCGGCATCAAGTATCACCAAAACAACGCCACCACCGGGACTTGGCTCAACCTCAACCGGGCCACCTACCCGCAGCAATTGCAAACGCCGCGCGTCAACGCGGGGAACGCCGCACTGGTTCCCGGCCACGCGCGCCTGGCCATCAACAAGGTCCGCAAAGCGCTGGGCATCAACCATCTCGGAAAACTCATCGCCTACACCAGCGTCGAGCAGGAACACGCCTGGGAAAATCTGGGCATCACGGTTTCCCAAATCGTCAAGGAAGGGCCGGGAGGCCGCGCGACTGACCTCGACATGCTCTTCTCCGGAAAGAAAACGATGTCCGGCATTCCGATCAAGTCTTCGGTGAACGCCGATCAGACGCGCGTGGATTTCCTCGATCTGTCGCACTGGGGCCGCGCGGTGATGAAGGACATCGACTTCTTCGAGGTGGGCGGGCAAACCGTGTTCCCGATCTACGGCGCCAGCGGAGGCATCTCCGCGTCATTCATCTTCTACTTCGACACCGGATTCCAGGTGTGGAACGACTCCCCGCGCAGCGGCAGCTTCATCGATACGCTCGCAAGGCCGAGCGGGTACTAGGCTAAAAAGACGTGGCCGGTGACTGGCGAGGAGTCGATGGCCGACTCCGTTGTTTCGCCAGTCACCAAACACATTTGCAGCGGGACGCATTTAAGTGGCGCAGGCTTCGAGCCTGTGGGGGTTGGTTGCGAGGAGATCGAGCCTTGGCATAACCAAACCCCACAGGCTGGAAGCCTGCGCCACTCTAACCTTAGGAGAAAAACATGTCTGTCACACTTACGCTTACGGATATTGATCCTGGCGGGACGCAAGTCTACGCGTTCGGCACCGTGGCGCTTTCGGGGAATTATCCTTCCGGCGGCGACACCGTGGACTGGACGCAACTGGTCAAGCAGATCGCGGCGCGCGGGCAGATCATCGACTCGAGCATGAGCGATCCTGCGTACGGGCCGATCCAGGCGAGCTTCACCGTCCAGGGCGGCACGCCCAATCAGTATCAAATGCAGCAGGGCGCCGCGGCCAACAATTGGAAGATGCGCGGCTACACGACGGGATCGAGCGGCGCGGAATTTACGGGCGGCTCGGCGTATCCATCGTCGGCCACCGGCGACGTGATCACGTTCTCGGCGCAGTTCCGGAAACTGACGTGAAGAACCAACCCCGGAAGAAGGAACCACAGATGAACACAGATGAACACGGATAAAAACAAAGAGAATATGGATTTCTAAAACTGATTGCATGTGGTGATTGTTTTTCTCCTCCCAAGTTGTTCCTGACCTGTTCTTATCAGTGTTCATCTGTGTGCCCGCCGCGGCGGGTGGTTTCGCTCTTTTGATTTCCTTCGTTTCCCTGTTGCAAATCAATGATTCGCATTTTGCGAGAAACGTATGAGGCGCCGGCGGACGTGGCGCGCGCGCTCCTGCTTGCGGGCGGGCGCAACTTGTTTGGCGAGGCGAATTACCGCGCGGTGTGGGGATGGTCGCGGCTGGACTGGATTGGGGGGAAGTGGGAAGACCGCGATCCTGTTTCCGGGGCGCTGGTGCGCGAAGTGGTGGAGCTGCGGCGCGAGCCGAAATATTTGCCGCACGATCGCTGGCACATCGAGCGGTGGATGCCGCCGGAGAGTTACGGCTCGCCCAGCGCGTGGCACGCGCAGACTCTTGAAATTGCGAACGGGCGGAACGTTGCGGCGCTCGGGCCGTATCCTTCGCGCGGGGATTACGAGCACTGCTTCACGCTGGAGGGGCCGCGGGGCGAGTTCGTGCAATTGACGCCGGCGGTGGCGCGGCATATTGCGCGCGCGATCGAAACCAGCCGCGGCATCGCGCCGGCAAAGAAAAGGGAAGCGCTCGAGGAGCGCACGCGGCGCGAGGAACGCGAGTACGACAGTTACGCCGAGGGCGTGTTGTCGTGAGTGGCGTGGGGTGACTGGTGACTAGTGACTGGTGACTGGTGAAAACCAACGGCTGGTTAGAATTGGCTGCTCCGATTGAAAGGACTTGAGTGATCTACAACGCACGAAATACTAATCATGACCCACGAGTCAAGAATTACGAATCACCAGTCACCAGTCACTAGTCACCAGTCACATTTCCAATTGGAGAAGAAACGAAATGCATAGCGACACCGTAGTGATTACAAATATTACCGAGCAGAGCTACATGGCGCACCGGATGTACGGGACGTTTCAGATTGCGGGGCGCGCCGAGGGAGACGCATACGCGCTGACGCGCATTACGCCGCGCACGGCGGTGATGGATTATGGCGACAAGCGCACGCTGCCGCTGCCCATTACCGCGCGCGAAATTGCCGATGATATTTGCCGCGAAATCAATTCCGACGCGGGGGAGCGGAGTTTTCTGGGAGTCTTCGTGTGCGCGGGGGACGCTCCCACCGAAGGCGAGCTGCGAAGTGCGCACGAGAAGCTCGACGAATTTTACCGCGCGCTGGTGGCCGCGGCGGACCGCGAGTGGGAACGCTCGCATTCGTACCTCTTCATTCACGATTTGCAGCGGCGCGCCGCGGCGCGGCTGGGCCTGGAGAAGGAATGGTATTACCAGGCGCGCGAAACCGAGGAGTGTCCCGGGTGCGGCGAGAGGGTGAAGCCGGGCGTCGCGGTGTGCAAATCGTGCCACGCGATTCTCAATCGCGACAAGGCGCTTGCGCTCGGACTCATGCAGCCGCCCGTTGGCGCGCCCATCGCAACCGAGGCGCGCGCGGAACGTACGCCGGCACCGCGACGAGCTTAGCGGCCAGTGGCGCAGGCTTCAGCCTGTGGGGGTTGGTTGCTAGGGTATCGAGCTTGGCATAACCAAAACCCACAGGCTGAAGCCTGCGCCACTTAAACCGGCCTTCCGGAATACAACATTCTTACAGAGGATTCATGGAAATGAATGGAATGATGAAACATTTTCTTTGGTTCGCGACGTTTGCCATCGTGGTCGCGTCGTGCGGCGTGGATGCGCGGGCGCAGGGTTCGCGCAAGGACGACGTTGTGTTCAACGCGCAGGGGCGTCCGATGGCGGGCGCCACGGTGCGCGTGTGCACCTCCGCGGCGACGGGGCAGCCGTGCTCGCCGCTCGCGCTGATTTATTCCGATGCGGCGCTGACGCAGGCGCTGGCGAATCCAACCTCGACCGACGGCCTGGGGAACTACACGTTCTACGCCGCTCCGGGACGCTACGAAGTCGAGATCAGCGGGCCTTCAATCACCACCAAGCAACTGCCCAACGTGATTCTGCCCAGCGATCCGACCGCGCCGACATTCACGACCGTCACGACGACGAGCGGCATCTCCGCATTTTCGCTCTCGCTCACCGGCAATCTCACGGTCAACGGATCGGCTGCGGTTACGGGATCGCTGACGGTCGGCGGCTCGCCTGTGCCGTCAACATCTCAGGACAATCAGTGGACCGTGTCGCAGCGTTTCAAGGGGCCCGATCCGTGGCGCGACATCACCGCTTACATGCCCGGCGGCGGCTGCGATCAATCCGCGCTTACTGGAGCTCACACCACGGGAACGATCACTTCCGGCACAGCGGCGCTGGCCATCGCCTACGACAACAATTTCAAGAACGGTTGCGGGATCTTCATTGCCAATGCGGGCTCCGCATCCACTCTTTCCACTCCCGCGCAAGGGACAGCGCCGAATCCGAACGTCATTGGCACGGCAGGATCGACAACGGTTCACTACAAGGTCGCGGCCATCGACGCGAATTTCGGCACGTCGGCGGCGAGCGCGGCCATCACGGTGACCACGGCTCCGGCCACGCGCACGCCGATCAATTACGTCGGCGTGTACTGGCAGGGAGTCGCGGGAGCTGTCGGGTATCTCGTCTACAGCGATGCCGGCGGAAGTTACGCGCCGCTCGGCTATTCTTTCGATTGCTTCGGCTTTAACGCCGGCGGCTTGTGCGGGATCATCGACAAAGGGCCGGAGACGAATACCTGGACCGGGTTCAACGGATTCTGGCCCACCACGCCGCCTTCGGGCGTCACCAATCAGGCGCTGATCACCACGATCGCTTCGGGCGCCGGAACCACGAGCCTGGTCCTTGCCGCGGCAGCGTCCAACTCGGTGTCCAGCGTCTTCGCGATTCCCGACAACAGCATGTTCATCAAGCAGGCGATTTCGGACGCCGCGAATGACGGAAGCCCGCAGATTACAAACAAGGGAACCGTCTATATTCCGGAAGGCCTCTGGTACATGTCCACGATTCCATTTCCGTCGTCGGGAATCGATGGAGTGAAGATCGTGCAGGCGGGAGCGATTACGCTGTTCGGACTGCCCATCGAAGGAAATCTCGGAACTTCGGGAACGACAGGGCACATTTCCATTGAAGGAACGGGCGGAGTCTATCAGCCTCACAATTGGATTTTGTCCTGCAGCAATATCAGCGGCTACCAGACGCTGGGCGCAATTTTCGTGGTCTACAGCGGGGGACTGGATTTAAGCCACGTCTGCGTGTCCGGCGCGCAAACGGACATCATGGCGGATTCCGGCGGCGACATTACCACGCAGGATGTCTATTTCGGCCAGGGCGGCAGCGGGCCAATCCTGCAGGTGGACAACAACGCTTTTTTCAGCATGTTCGACCGCACCAACTGGAATGGGAATAGCGGGAATACCAATATCCCCGCGATCTGGTTTCTGGGCTTGACCAATAACGCCCATACCAGCGTGTACGACTTCCGCGACAATTCCTTCATCAGCCACACGATCCGAGTGGATATCCCCTTCCCAAGCGGCGGCGGTCCATTTGGAAATTTTGTTTTCGACGGTACGACGGACATCGAGAATAACCAGGACCTGGGCTTCATCAACCTGGCCACTTGCAACGCTCCCGGCGGATTGACTCTCGACAACGTTGTGACCGGCGATGTCATGGCTGCCAGTCAGACGCTTCTCTACAGCACTTCCTCTTGCGGCACTCTGCCTGGAACCAACATCTTCGTTCATGGACAGACGGCGGGATTCTCGCAACTAGCGGGTTCTTCCATCAATTCGGGGAATCCGGTGAACTGTCGAAACTGGATTTACGAGAACGCGAGCAACGGAGGGAGCGGAAACAACAGCATCGGCTATTGGGGCAACATCTTTGGCAGCTATTCCGGATGCGATCTGGGCATCACGCAAACGGGCTACGATGTCCAGACGACGGAAGTTCTGACCAGCGGCGGGAACGATACGAATGGGCCGGCCGGAGAGCAAATCATCGGCCATGTGTTTCGCCGGCCGCAGGCGAGCGTCACTTCCACCGGCTCCGGATCGCTTTCCGCCGGAACCTATTACGTTAAAGTAACTGTGGTGGACGCGGCCGGCCGCGAATCCGCGCCCAGCCCGGAAATTTCGCAGACCGTCGGCGCATCCAGCTCCATCAATCTTTCCGCCACCACGGCGATTTTTTTTCCGGCCAGTTGCAATTTCTACTTCGGCACGAGTTCAGGCAGCGAACCGAACTTCTTCAACTCCACCAATGTAACGAATGGCACGTGCACGTGGCCGCTCACGACCACTACCGGCGCGTCGTCCGGCGCGGGAAGCACGCCGCGACCCATCGGCAACGCGATGCGCTCCTGGCTCACGGAAGAAAATAACGCGAATTCGTGCCTGTTCTGCGGGTTCAGCGGAGGTCTCGGAACCGGCTTCCTCGGGTTCAATCTGAACGCGGCGCAATATGCCGCGCCTCTCACGGGCGTGCAATTTCCGTTCAATGGCGCCGTCCACAGCTATAAATTCTATTCGGCCTCGGAGACGACCGCACCCACAGGAATTGCGAACGTCGACGAGCTGTATGCCGACTCGACCGCGCACCGGTGGAAGAAAATCGAGAACAACGGCGCAGCGCTAACCGTGGGAAGCGCCGACAGTTCCGCCTGCGCTTATCAAGGTCCCGCTTCGGCGATCACGGGAACGGGAGCGGCGGCCACTTACTATACGTGTACTCTTCCCGCGGGCGTGATGGGAGCGGGGCAGGGAATTATCATCACCGTGCTAGCCAAGCACACCACGGGCACCGCGGCCGTCAGCTACACGCTTTCGTTCGGCGGGACTTCCACAACGGCCGTGGCTCCGACCGGTGCGGCCAATCAACTCGAACGCATCACCTACCTCGTCATGAACAATTCCGGCTCGACGAGCGCGCAGACCATTTCCACGGTGGGCCAGGACAGCAATGCCGGAAACAATTCGATCAAGCTCGATACGGCGGCCGTCAGCACCGCGTCCGCGGTGACGATCAACTTGCAGTTCAATGTGGCGGCGACCGACGCCATTACGCCTGAAATGTTCCTGGTGGAATTGAAGCAGTAGTTTTTAGTAGCACAGGCTTCAGCCTGTGGATTTCCAATTGATCTTGGCTGGCGCGTTGATCCTGTCAACCATTCACGCGCTTCAGTCCTGGCTAACGCGGTCGGCCTGGGTTCGCTGACGGAACCCCACAGACTGAAGTCTGTGCTACCTAAACCCAAAGGACTTCATTCATGCGCGACTTACTCCATTTCGTTTCTCGATCTGCGTGCATTCTCCTTCTCACATTCACGTTCCTCGCCGGCGATAGCGCCGGCGCGCAAGGCGCTCCCGCGGGCACGCCGCATAGCGTCACGCTCACCTGGCAGGCGCCCTCGCCGGTGGGCGGATCGGGAACGATCAGCGGATACAACGTTTACCGCTCGGCGTCGAGCCCGACAAATTACGCGAAGGTGAACACGGCTCTCAACGCGGGATTGACGTACACCGACACCAGCGTCGCCGCGGGCACGAGCTACAGCTACTGCGTGACGACCGTGGACTCCTTGGGCGAGGAATCGGTCTGTTCCGTGCCGGCAACGGCCAATGTGCCAGCAAACCCAAACGCCCCGAGCGCTCCCCTCATCACCGTAAAGTAAAGAGGACCTCATGAGCGCCTGGACAAATTTTCAAGTGTGGTGGCGCGGCCTGGTGGCCGCCGCGATTGCGGGCGGCGCCAACGGCGTCATCACCGGTTTCGCGGCGGTGGGAATCGATCCGCAGCATTTCAACTTGCAGGCCGGACTGCACTCGACGCTGGCGATCGCGGGAGTGAGCGCGATGATGTCCGGCATCATCGGCGTCGCGGCGTATTTGAAACAGTCGCCGCTGCCTGCTGGAGGTTAGAGGCTGGAGATTGGAGGCTGGAGAAAACTCCTCCGGCATCCAATCGCGACGCTCTCGAATCTTCCACCAACCAGTTCTTTCCAACCTCTAACATCTAGCTTCTAACTTCCAGGAGTTACCATGCCAGTCGTCGGAACTACCGCTTACAACACTGCCGGGCAGATCACGGCGCTGGTGCGCTCGCTGCTGAACGACGCCGCGGGGAATCTGTTCACGGATACGGTGCTGCTGCCGTACGTGAACTCGGCGTACCGGAAGGCGCAGCGGGCGCTGGCCAACGTGCAGTCGGGAACTTTTCTGAGCGACGATGTTTTATTGGTCGTGCCCGCCGTGCCGGTGGTGGACGCCTCGGCGCAAGTCTCGATTACGGACGCGACCGCGCCGCCGAACCAGTTGCCGCCGAACCTGCTCGTGCCGGTGAAATTGTGGGAGCGCGCGAACCTCAGCTCCGACGATTTCATCGAGATGACCGACTTGACCGATCACGACGGTCTGCCGTCGGAGCCGCAGGCGCAGACGCTGCGTTACTGGGAATGGCGCGCCGACGGTTTGTATTTTCTCGGCGCCACGCGGGACACGCAAATCCGTCTGCGCTACCAGACCTCCTTTCCCGACCTGGTCGATGCGACCAGCCCCGTGCTGATCCGCAACGCCCAGGAAGCGCTCGCGTACGCCGCCGCCGCAATGGCCGGCGCCGCGCGTGGAGCGCCGCAAGCCGAGCGCTGGGACATCGCCGCGTCCGACGCACTTGAGGACCTGATCACGCGCGCCACGCAGCGCGAACAGCAAACTGGCCGGCGCCGCAGGCCGTTTTCGTCGCGCGCGGGGTTTGCGCCGCTGATTTAGGTGGCACAGGCTTCAGCCTGTAGCTTTTCTGCAAATCAACCGACCAGTGAAACTACGTGCAAGGACAAAAATCCACAGACTGAACAGGCTGCGGAAAAAGGGCTCCGCTCCTTTTGTCATTCCGAACGAAGCGAGGAATCTCTCTTTCTTTTCATGGAATTAAATCCAAGAGAGATTCCTCGCTTCGCTCGGAATGACAAAAAATACTTTTTTTCGCAGCCTCTGAAGTCTGTGCCACTTAAACCATGAGCATCGCTGGCACAATCGACGCGCCGCTGGACTTGTTCGGCGGGCTGGTCACCGACATGTCCGCGGCCGATCTGCCGCAAGGAGTGTCGCCCGATTGCCGCGACGTGGCGTTTGTGCAGGGCGCGGTGAAGACGCGGCCCGGGCTTTTGTCGGTGTATTCGCCGATTGCGGGAAATCCCACTGTCAACTACCTGAAGACATTTACGCAACCGAATCTTGTGAAGACGCTGCTGGCGATCGATTCCGCGGGGACGCTGTGGGGCGAGAATTCTCCCGGCGTGCTGACGCAGATCGCGGCGGGGCTTACGCCGAACGCGGCGGCGAGTTCCACATCGCTCTTCGCCCGCGAGTACATCGCGCAGCATGACGGCAACTTCGGTTTGGACATGCCGCGCCAGTACGACGGCACAAATGTGGATCGCGTGAGCCAGATCGGCCCGGGCGCGGGTCCCGCCGCGGTCATGGACGTCATCGCGAATATTTCGTCGATTTCGCGCACGTCGAATGTCGTGACCGTGACGACGGCGACGCCGACGGGAATGCTCGCGACGGACCAGGTCGTCATCGCGGGTGTCACGGACACGACTTACAACGGAACTGTTCCGATCGCGTCGATCATCGATTCGCTGCACTTCACTTACGCGCAAACAAATTCCAATTCGTCCTCGAGCGGAGGCACCGCCGCGCCGGTGGGCTCGATCAGCGCGGGCGTGCATCAGTGCGCGGTAATTTTCGTGACGCGGCAGGGATATTTGACGCGGCCGTCAGCGCCGGTCTCGTGGACAGCGGCCGGCGGGCGGCGCGCGATCGTGACGGGCATTCCTTCGGTGGCGACGCTGCCGAATGTCGTCGCGCGAATTCTCGCGTTCACGGGATCCGGCGGCGATTTGTTTTTCTACACGACGGGGCTGGACGGCGCGCCGCAGATGCAGGTGTTCGACAACGGCGTGTCCTCGTTCGTCGTGGATTTTTCGGACACGGCGCTCCTGGCGGGAATCGAAGCGGATTCTTTGTTTCAACTCGTGGAGCTGGGCGAATGCGCCGGCGTGATCGGCTATTCGCAGCGCTTGTTCTGGTGGGGCGAACGCAACAAGCAAAATAATTGGGACAATCTCACGTTTGACGGCGCATTCGGCGGCTCGGGAGGCAACGTGCCGCTCGGCTGGACTCCCGACGCGACGTTCTTCGCGGGCGGCAGCCCCGACTCGACCGGCGAAGCGATCTGGGGCGGCGACTACGCGATCCTCGGCGACGGCGCGACCGCGACGCGCGGGCTCATGACGCAGTCCGCAGTGAGCGACTCGAACGGTGCGCCGCGCTTGCGAGCGAATACGGGTTACTCGGCGCGCGTCAAGGTGCGCATGACGGGCGCCCTCGCGCAGGGCACGCTGCACGTCCACATTTACAGCGCTTCGCTGGGAATTTCGACCACCGGCGTTTCCGTTCCCGCCGCCCAAGTCACTACCGGCGCGTGGAAGGAATTTATCGCGCCGATCACGCCGTCTGCCGGCTTCACGACGATTCCGTCCGACCTGCTGCTGCGCGTTTACGCGGACGGGACGCCGACGAACGGCGCCGGATTCCTGGTCGACAACATCGAGATTTTTCCGACCGCCGAACCGTACAACACTTCGCTCGTCCGCGCTTCCTTCTCCGAGGATCCCGAAAGCTACGACGGCGTCACCGGGTTCATGAGCGTCTCCGAAAACGACGGGCAGACCGTGCGCGCGGCGTTCCTGCTGCGCGAGCGGCTCTACTTCGTGAAGGACCGCTCGCTGCACGTCACCCAGGACGACGGCGTGAACGAGCCCGCGTCCTGGACGATCAACGAAGTGTCCAACGCGGTCGGCACGCCTTCGGTGCAGGGCGTGGCCGTGGGCGAGGATTGGGCAGTGATCGCCGGGCGCGCGGGCATGTACATTTTCGACGGCGGCGAGCCCATCAAAATTTCGCAGGAAATTCAGCCGCTGTGGGACACGATCAACTGGGCCGCCGGGCAAACGCTCTGGGTGCGCGTGGACACGCGCAACAAGCGCATCCTGTGCGGCGTGCCCACCGGCGCGGCGACTTCGCCGAATTTAATTTTAGTTTTGGATTACCGCAGCCTGTCCAGCGCCGGCGAAATCGGATCGCTCGGCTCGATCCTCTTCTCGACGCTGTCGGGAAAACTGTACGCCGTGGGCCGCTCGCGCAAATGGTGCCCGTGGCACATCACCGCGAATGCGTGCGCGCTCGCCGAACGCTCCGACGGCACCGCGCAGGTGTTTCTAGGCAACGGCCTCGTCGGCGGCGCGGGCAATGGGAAAATCTATCAGCTCTCCGACACGCAATTTTCCGACGACGGCGCGGCCATCAATTCCTACTACACCACATATTTTTTCCTGAGCCACGATCTCGAACAGACGTATCAAGTCCGCTCGCACCGAAAACTTTTCGCCTACCTAACGATGTACGCCGAAGGAGCAGGGAACTTGAACCTCTCCACCTTCGTCGACAACGAAGCGTATCCCACAGCGCTCACGCCGCTGCCCCTTTCCTCGCCCGGCCCAAAGGATCTCGAGCTGCCCATTAACTTGCTCGGCGAGCGCGTCGCATTCCAGGTTGGCACGAACACCCCTGGCGCATGGTTCAAGCTCGAGCGTTTCATCCCGTCGCTGCTGCCGGATCCCTGGGCGCCAGTGAGGGGAGGGAATTGATTGGCACTGTCCTAATCTGGGCACCGGGGGTGTATTATTACCCGGATTGAAAGCCGCTTATACGCGGACCAACGCGGACTTTTTCAGATGAAACAATTGTCGATTGACCTGGCGAATTGTTATGGAATCAAGAAACTACAAAAGAAGTTCGATTTCTCAGATCAGAACGTCTACGCCATTTATGCCCCGAATGGGTCAATGAAGTCCTCTTTGGCACAAACATTCAAAGATGTGGCTGACGGAGTGCAATCCAAGGATCGGATATTTCCTGGTCGCGTCTGCACTAGAAAGATCACTGACGAAAATGGCGCCGATTTGCCTCAACAGAACATTCTTGTTCTTCCTCCTTACGATCAATTCCTTGGCCACACAGAGAAAACGTCGACTCTTTTGGTGAACAACGTCTTACGAAAAGAATACGAGCAGTTGCACAATGAGATTGATAAATCTACGGAAGCCTTTGTCAGGTCCTTGAAGGAACTGTCTGGCTCGAAAAAGGATTTGGAAAATGAAATATCTTTGACGTTCATGGCCACTGAAGGCCTGTTCTACGAAGCTCTTGGCCGCGTAAAGGACGAGGTGCGTAAGCAGCCGGATGCTCCATTTGCTGACGTTCGCTATGACGCGATCTTCGACGACAGGGTCTTAAGCCTTCTTGCGACAAAGGATTTCAAAACCGCAATTCGGGACTACATTACCAAATATAATGAACTGCTTGCTGCATCCACATTTTTCAAGAAGGGAATCTTTGAGTATTACAATGCAGGCCAAATCGCCAAGACCCTGGCAGACAATGGATTCTTTGCCGCTAAACACACCATTAGCCTGAATGCGAATAAGAAACTAGAAATTAGCACGCAGAAGCAGCTTGAGGAATTGATTGCAGGCGAACTGGACAACATAACTAAAGACAAGGACCTAAAGAAGAAATTCGATGAAATCAAGAAGCTCCTAGAAAAGAACGTGACCGTTAGAGAGTTTCAGGCGTACCTGGTGCAACATGAGCTATTGCTCCCCCATCTGGCAAATGTTGATTTATTTAAGCAGCAAATCTGGAAATCTTATTTCAAGACGCGAATTGATTTCTTTGAAGACGTGCTCAACAAATATCAGCAAGTGGAAGCCAGGAAAAAGGAGATAGAGGAAGAGGCAAGCAAAGAGCGCACCCAGTGGGAGAACGTAATTGACCTCTTTAATGATCGCTTCTTTGTACCCTTCAAATTGGAAGCTAAGAATAAGATTGCTGTCACACTGGGTCATGAGAGCATGCTGAGTCTTGATTTCACTTTTCAGGATGGGGTGGAGAGCGTGCCGGTGGAACAGGACACCTTGATGAAAGCCTTAAGTCAAGGAGAGAAAAAGGCTCTTTATATCCTCAACATCATTTTTGAAGTCGAAGTTCGGAGACAAGCAAGGCAGGAGACGCTTTTCGTCGTCGACGACATTGCAGATTCATTCGATTATAAGAACAAATACGTGATTATCCAGTACTTGCAGGACATTGCAAAAGAACTGAGTTTCAAGCAGATTGTTCTTACCCATAACTTCGATTTTTTTCGCACTATCCAAAGTCGATTTGTGCGTTATTCGCACTGTCTCATGGCCTCCAGGAGCAGTACTGGAGTGCGACTCGAACAGGCCTCTGGCATCCAAAATGTTTTCGTGAACGACTGGAAGCAGAACTTCTTCATTCAGAATCGCAAGCAAATCGCTTCGATCCCCTTCATTCGCAATCTTATCGAATTCACCAAGGGCGAGGATGATCCTGACTACCTCAGGCTAACGTCACTTGTCCACTGGAAGGCAGATTCTGTCACCGTCATGCGGCGGGATTTAGACGCCATCTACATCAATTTATTTGGTGGAGCTGGAAAATCCGCGGACGCCGACAAGCCCGTAGTGAATCTTATCTTTGAGGAGGCAGCGGGTTGTTTGAAAGAGGGTGACGGCGTTAATTTTGAACACAAGATTGTGCTATCTGTAGCTATACGCCTTGCTGCCGAGCGATTTATGGTAGCCAAGATTGCAAACCCTGCGTTTGTAGCCGCCATCAAAGAGAATCAAACGCCCGTGCTTCTGAGCGAATTTGCCAAACTGTTCGTCCATGAAACGGAAGTGATAAAGACCCTTCAAAACGTAGTGCTCATGACTCCGGAAAACATTCACTTAAATTCATTCATGTACGAGCCGATCTTGGACATGTCCGACGAGCACTTGAGAAAATTGTACGCCAAAGTAGTAGCTCTGGTCTGAACTGATCCAATCCAGACGTGAACCACAGTAAAGGATGGAACTTACGAAGTCCCCCGGGCAAGATCCCTGCTTAATTCAGGACGTATAGATTAATCTGTCCGAGTCAGTGCGGACTAACTACCCCATGCTCAAAATCGGCCAACTCGCGCAGATCAAGAGCGACTCGCCCTACGTGTACGAAGCGCTGACGCAGCTCGTCAACGGCGTGAACGCCGTGGGACGCGCGACCGGCGTCGATCCCTCTGGCTCCATCGCCGTGCCCTCGCCGATCGGCAGCCTGAACGTCACCGCCGCGGACGGAATTTTTGATCTGGCCCTCACGGACAATTCGACGCTCAACCGCGGCATTTTCTATTTCGCGGAATCGGACACGACGCCCGCTTTCGCGCAACCCTACGTGCATTTTCTCGGCAGCTCGCGCAACCTGCGCATCTCGATGGGCAACCAGACGCTCTACTGGCGCGCCTATTCTCAATATCTCGGCTCGGAAACTTCCGAGCCGGTCACCTTCGGCTCTCCGCCCACCGCTGTCACCGGAGGCGGCACGGCCGCGGGCCCGGCGCTGCAGCCCTCGAACGGAAGCGGCACCGCCTCCGGCAGCGAAGGCGGCTCCGGCTTCGGCCAGGTCACGCAGAGCAGCTCCGGCCCCGTCATTTTGCGGTAGGAAAGAAATAATTTCACCACAGAGACAGAGGTCACAGAGAAACCAAGGATCGCAGAAAACAGATGAGAGTGAAGCGAACTTCTAGTTTTTCATTTCTCAAAAGCAATCTGTGACGCTTCTTCAATAGCAGTTGTTAAATGCAAGCCCGAAGAGTCCGCGAAGGCCCAGTGGCGCAGGCTTCCAGCCTGTGGGTCTTGGTCCTCGCAAGGACGAACCCCCACAGGCTGGAAGCCTGCGCCACCAAATGCGCATCCGCGAGTACACACCGAATGATTTCGACGCGCTTCGCCGGATGCACGCCGCGCAAGGCTTCGGCTACCCGCTCCCCGATCTCGAAAGCCCGCTGTTCGTCGCAAAATTGGTACTCGAAGACGATGTCGATGATGTGAGCGCCGAAAATAGGGAAGGCGAGGGCAGGGAAGTGCCGCATCGCAATTCCCCGCTGGACGATTTCGCGTCGAGCAAAGGACCGCGCCGCATTGCGATGGCCGTCTTGCTGCGCCTCACGGCGGAAACGTACCTGCTGCACGATCCCGCCGCCGGCACGCCCAGGGTGCGCTGGCAGCGATTCCTAGCGCTCCACGAAGCCGCGCAGCGCAGCGCCGCCGCGCGTGGCCTCGACGACGTCCAGGCATTTCTCCCGCCACGCGTGGCCCGCGCCTTCGGCCGCCGCCTGGCCCGCCTCGGCTGGACGCACGACCCTTGGCCTTGCTTCTCGCGGCAGGTCTGAATCGGTGACTGGTGAATGGTGACTAGTGACTGGTGAAAACCAATACGGCCGTGACTAGTGACCTGTGGAAACCCAACCACACCCACTATCCGCATTTCACAGCCGGTTCGCTCTTCACGATTCACGAAGTACGATTCACCAGACACCGATCACCAATCACGGTTCACCAGTCACTAATCACCAGTCACCACACCGGAGGTGTCCCATGGGACGCGGCGCACAAGCCCAAACGCAACAAATGATCGACCAGCAACTCTCTCAGCAAAACTCCATGAACCAGCAGATGTACGGATCGAGCCAGGCGCTCGGTTCGCAAGCGGCGTCCGGCTATCAAAACCTGCTCGCCAGTCCCGGCTACACGCCGGCGCAGCAATCGGCGATCGCCAATCTCTCGCAGTCGGCGCTGTCCTCCTCCTTTGATGCGCTCGCGCAAAATGCCGCCAACCGCGCCGCGCGCACGCGCAACTCCGCCGGCTACGGCGAACTCATCGACTCCCTCGCGCGCACCCAGGGCCAGGACCAGGCGAATCTCGCGCAGCAAAATCAAATCGCCTTCGCCAACGCCTCGCGCTCGGACACGCTGTCAGCCCTCTCCGGTCTTTCCGGCCTCTACGGCACCGACGCAGGCCTTCTCGGCCGCGCACTCGGCGTCCCCGCGCAGCTCCTCGACGCCAGCGCGCGCAACGCCCAGTCCAGCGGATTCAGCCTGGGCTTCGGCCCCGGCGGATTGTCGTTTGGCGTGAGAGGGTAGCTCTCAAGTGGCGCAGGCTTCCAGCCTGTGGGGGTTAGTGCAAGCAAGATCGAATGCACTCGCCACCAGCACTTTCTACTTGCCGCTTACGTCCTTGTATGCACCAAACCCCACAGGCTGGAAGCCTGCGCCACGTAACTCCGCGAGTTCCGCAAGTATTTCGTCCTGGCATTCATGCAATCCGAGTGGCCAGCAGCATTGCCGTAAAAAATCAGATCTCTCAGCAAGAAAATCTCCCAACACCCACATGAACCCCTACTGGATCTTCGTCGGATTCCCCTCGTGCCTCCAATTGTTTTTCTTCCTCCGCTGGCTGCACCGCCGCACCCGCGACGACGAAATTCGCCGCGCCTTCGTTCGCGACATGGCCATCAACCACCTCCCGCACCTCTATCACGCCCTGCGCCAGATCGCCGGCCAGCTCGGCATAGAACTAAAGGACCCACCGCCCGTCCAGTTCCTCGAGCTCAACGGCCACGACAGAAAGCGGTGACTGCAAGCAATCTCATAAATCATTTTTGTTGGTTTGTGGGTCGCGGCTTCAGCCGCGACATTCAGGGGCCCTAAAAAAAAGGGCTTTAGCCCCTGAGGCTCTGCTGAGTCTGGATGGCCTCCCATTTATGAGACGGCAACCAGTGACAGGTGCAAACACAACTGGCTGCCTTTGAAGCACTGTGGGCGATTTGTTTTTCACGATTCAAAAATCCCAGATCACCACTCGCAACACAAAAGTCACGAGCCACGAACCACGCGCCACGTCCTGCCATGCCTGACACCGTCCCACCCGAAATCATCCACCTCGCCCGCCACATCGCCTGCGAGCACTCCCTCGATCCCGCCCTCGTCTGCGCCGTCATCGAGCAGGAGTCCGCCTGGAATCCCTGGGCCGTGCGCTACGAGCCCGGCTTCTTGTCGCGCTACATCGCTCCGCTCTACACCGCCGGAAAACTGAGCCCCACCGAAGCCTACACGCGCGCCATGTCATGGGGACTCATGCAGGTAATGGGCCAGGTGGCCCGGGAATTCGGCTTCGAGGAATCGTCACTCACCGAACTCTGCGATCCCGCCACCGGAATCGAGTTCGGCTGCCGCATCCTGGCCGCCAGGATGGCGCGAGCCAAAGGCGACGTCCCCGCCGCATTACTCGCCTGGAACGGCGGCGCCGACGCAAACTATCCCGCCGAAGTCCTGGCCCGCAAGCGCAACTATTCGTCCCGCCCCGGATAATGCATCAAATTTTTTTGCGGTTTGTCGTCCAGTAGCATGAAGGAGAACGTAGCCCTCCCCAATCGTCGTAACTTGGTTCCATACTCCAAATCGTATTCGTCAATTCCATTCCACGATTTCAATCCAGAAATCTCATTTCAAAATTGAATTTTCAAATTTCAGATCAAGAGTCTGAAACCTCAAATGAAGCAATCCCGCGATTTGTCTTTGTGGGTCGCGGCTTCAGCCGCGACTTTAAGTTACCTGAAAGAACAAAAACTTTAGCCCCTGATGTCCTACCGAGCCCCGATGACGAGTCATTTATGAGACAGTTTCATCTCAAATCTTAAATCTCGACTTTTCAGTCTCAAGTCTCCCCCCTAAATATCCCAGCAGGGAACTAAGCACAATCGCCCGGCCCCATGAAGCCCACGACAAACATCGCCATTCTCCTGGCAGCATCGATCGCCATAGCTCTCCTCGCCGACGCCTGGAGATCCGCCCGCCACGACTCCCAACAACTCGCCGCCACACTCGCCGCGCAGAACACGGTGATCCAGCAAGCCGGCGATCGCGAAAAGCAGCGCGACTCGCAGCTAGCCGCCGCCCTAGCCGCGATCCAAGCGCAAAAGCAATCCGTCCAAACCCCGCAACAAGCCGCCAAACAACTCCCCTCCGTCCTGCCCCCTCTCCCGCTCCCCATAACCATTCACGATCCCAACCTGTCCATCCCGCTCCCGCCAGGAGAGCCCCCTTCGACCACAATCTCCGTCCCGCAACCCGACCTAGTCCCTCTCTACGACGACCTGCAAGACTGCCGCGCAACCGCCGTCCAAAACGACGCTCTGAAAAAAGATTTGTCAGACGAAAAAAACCGATCCGCCGCCCTCCTGCACGAACGCGACGCCGCCACCGCCGTCGCGCACGGCGGAACATTCTCGCTGCGCCTCAAGCGAGCCGCCAAATGGTTCGCCATCGGCGTCGCCGCCGGCGCCGCCGCAGCCGCCATCGCTCACCACTAG